TATGGAATCGGAAAGGAGCACGACAAGAAGTATGGAAATTAATATACCAATTGAGAAATTACAAGAGCGTTCATTGTTCATTGCAACACCAATGTATGGTGGACAGTGTGCAGGAATGTATACGAAGTCTGTAAATGACTTAGCAAGTTTATGTATGCATTATAAAATTAATGCAAAGTTTTATTATCTATTCAACGAGTCTTTGATTACAAGAGCTAGAAACTATTGTTGTGATGAGTTTCTAAGAAGTGATTGTACTCATATGATCTTTATTGATAGTGACATTGCCTTCAATCCTAATGATGTGATTACAATGTTAGCTATGCAAGACCATGATGATCCAGAATGTGATTATGATATAGTATGTGGACCTTATCCTAAGAAATGTATTTCCTGGGAGAAAATATCTCATGCTGTCAATCAAGGATTTGCAGACGAGGATCCAGAACAACTATCTAAGTTTGTAGGAGACTATGTATTCAATCCAGTTAATGGTGGAAATGAAATACCTCTAAGTGAGCCTACAGAAGTGTTAGAAGCTGGTACAGGATTTATGATGATGACTAAGAAAGCATTAATTAAATTCCAAGAAGAGTATCCTAACATGATGTATAAACCTGATCATGTTAGAACTGAACACTTTGATGGCAATAGAGAGATTATGGCTTTCTTTGATGCAGTCATAGATGACAAACAACTAAACATTAAAAAAGAACTTGAACTCCTTTATGAAGATAAGAAAGGTAAACCTACTAAGAAGCAGGTAATGGACTTCATAGATGATAAAAGAAATGGTCTTGACAGAGTATACTCTAACAGGTATCTCTCAGAAGACTATATGTTCTGTCAATGGGCAAGACAGATTGGACTTAAAGTCTGGTTATGTCCTTGGATAGAATTACAACACATGGGATCATTTGTCTTTGGTGGGTCACTAAAAGACCTGGCACAGATTGGTGCTCCTGCAACAGCCGACCCTGACAAGGTAGGTAAAAATAAAAATATGTAAGGCAAAATTATATTATGAAATTAAGTGAAAGTACAATAAATGTTCTAAAATCATTCTCAGTAATCAATACTGGAATAGAACTCAAGCAAGGAAATGTCTTAAAGACTATTTCACCTCAGAAGTCAATTATGGCTAAAGCTGAATTAGGTGAGGACTTTCCTAGTGATGCTTGTTTCTATGAACTTAATCGATTCTTAGGTGTACTCACACTATTCGATCAACCAGAACTAGACTTCAATGACAAGTTCATTACAATCAGAGATGCAAAGAGAAGTGTAAACTATACTTATGCAGATCCTCAAATGATTGTAACGCCACCTGCCAAAGAAGTTCAGCTTCCAAGTGTTGATGTAGAAGTAGATCTCAAGTGGACTGACATTAGCAATACTCTAAGAGCAGCTAGTGTTATGTCTTTACCTGAGATAGCAATTTCTTCTAATGATGGCAAGACTATTAGCTTAGAAGCCATTAGTAGTAAGAATCCAACTGCTGATAAGTACACAACTGTTATTGATAATAATAATAGTGGTAAGGTATTCCGAGCTGTCTTTAAGCTAGAGAATATCAAAATTATGAATTATGATTATAAAGTAGAGTTATCTTCAAAAGGTATAGCTAAATTCCAATCATTGAATAATAAGACTTGGAAAGATGAAAAAGTCGAATTCAAAGATGGGCCAATATTAACTTATTGGATAGCAACCGAGCAAGGTAGTTCAACATTTGAGTGATGAGATATGCAAGAATTTTTATGGGTCGAAAAATATAGACCAAGCACATTATCGGATTGTATTCTTCCAGACGAACTGAAGAAGACATTCCAACAATTTGTAAACCAAAAAAACATTCCAAACTTATTGTTGTCTGGTTCTGCAGGTGTCGGGAAGACAACTGTAGCAAAAGCAATGTTAGAGGAGCTCGGAGCCGACTATATTGTCGTTAATGGATCCCTACATGGTAATATCGATACATTACGTACCGAGATTATGAACTTTGCTACCACTGTTAGTTTTAGTGAAGGAAGAAAGTATGTTATCTTAGATGAGGCAGACTATCTTAATCCACAATCTACACAGCCGGCTCTTAGAAACTTCATGGAAGAATATTCTAAGAACTGTGGATTCATATTAACTTGTAATTTTAAGAACAGAATCATAGAGCCATTACAATCTCGTTGTAGTGTGATAGACTTTCTGTTTCCAAAGAAACTAGCCCCTTCGCTGGCCGGCTCGTTCTTTGCGAGAGTCAAAACTATCTTAGACACAGAACAAGTGAAGTATGATGAAAAAGTACTTGCAGAAATTATTCAAAGACACTTCCCAGACTGGAGACGTGTACTCAATGAATTACAGAGATATTCAGTATCCGGGATCATTGACATAGGTATACTGTCAAACTCCTCTCAGAACGCGTTTAAATCGCTTACAGCCCTACTAAAAGGCAAGCAGTTCGGTGATATGCGTAAGTGGGTAGGACAAAACATAGACAGTGACCCAACAAGCATAATGAGAATGCTATATGACAATGCAAATGATCACGTCAAACCAAATTCAATACCTCAATTAGTTTTATTAATCGGTGAGTATCAATACAAATCTGCCTTTGTAGCTGATCAGGAAGTCAACCTAGTTGCATTCCTCACCCAAGTGATGGCAGAAGTGGAGTTTAAATAATGCCGTATATAGATAAGACACCAATCGAATCAGTAGAATCAGCTTTAGAGTTGTGGAGAGGAGTAATGGACGATCCCAACATTGATGGGTTCAATGGGTTTGGTTGTAAGCAGAAGATTTACAGAACATTATGGGCAGCAGAGAAGGCACTAGTCGGATCAACTGTATACCATGGTGAAGAAGAATGGTTAGAAAAGAATCATACAGATTAAGGAAATAAAATGAAAGTAGCGATACTAGGAAATGGTTTTGTAGGTAATGCAACAAGGTATTATCTTGAAAAGTATTGTCCAAATGTAAAAGAAATAGTGATCGAAGATCCTGCACAAGGATTACATATTGACGATTGGGATAATGTCGTCTTTACTTTTATATGCGTACCAACAGATTTAGATGGTGGTGACGATAAACTAAGTACAAAGATTTTGGGTCAAGCTCTAAAGAGAGCAAAGGGCGTACCGGTAGTTAGAAGTACAATAGGTGTAGACAATGTCACATTATTAAACTTAGGATATGCAAAAGAGTTTTTACATTGGCCAGAATTCTTGAGAGAAAAACACTGGGAAGAGGATGTAAATAATTCCGACATACCTATTGTATTGGGTGGGCGTGACGATAACAGGACTATGTTAATTAATACTATCTTCACAGATAATAGTAATAAAATTATCTTCGAATGTTCTAATCACGAAGCAGCTCTTATGAAGATGTCACGTAATGCTATGTTAGCAGCAAAGGTTGCTCAAGCAAATATGTTATATGGATTATGTGAAGAATATAAAGCAAGCTATGATATGGTAAAAGCATTCTTAATAGAAGATGGAACATTAGGAACTACACATTGGGATGTACCAGGACCAGATAAGAAGTTAGGTTTTGGTGGTAAGTGTTTGCCAAAAGATACTACACACTATATGAATCTCTTTAGTGAGGATAATTTATACGAGCATGTCTTAAAATATAAAAGAGACAAATGAAACCGTTTGATTATGTAAACAGTATTAACTTCACTAAGAAAAACTTAATGAAGAATACTGCTAATGATGAATTAGCAGAGAAGGATTACGTTCCTTTTTTAACTAATAAATCTCTATCCTATTTTACTGACACACTACTATATGCTAATGAAATGAACCGCTATCACTTCCTAGATAAGCGGTTGCAATATGAGTTTTACCTAAATAGTATTCGTAAGAAGAAACGATTTGCGAAGTGGGCGAAAGCAGATAATAATGATGAGGTTATGATGGTACAAGAATATTACAAATTCTCTCCACAGAAAGCGAAAGCTGCCCTCAAAGTTTTATCACCCACTCAATTGAATATTATAAAACATAAAATGGAAAACGGAATTAAAAATGATTAGTATAGAATCACTAATCGAAGTCACATTAAAAGAACCAGATGACTTCCTAAAAGTGAAAGAAACTCTCACTAGGATTGGTGTAGCATCTAAAAAATCGAATACACTATTTCAATCCTGTCACATATTACACAAACAAGGTAAGTATTATATTGTACATTTTAAAGAGCTATTTGCTCTTGATGGCAAGCCAACTGATTTGAACGAAGATGACGTATCAAGAAGAAACACTATTGCGAAACTTTTGGCAGAGTGGGATCTAGTCAGTGTTGTTAACCCAGCACAACTTGACCCAGCAGATAGCATGTCATCAATAAAAGTTATACCTTTCAACCAAAAATCAGAATGGGAGCTAGTTGCCAAGTATAACATTGGCAAGAAGAAGTGAATGAAATACCTATATTGCAACTTGACGACTTAGATGAGTTTAACAAGAAGTGGCATAAAGCTGGTGCTGTCACACCAAAGGTTCTAAAGCAGGCCAATAGAGCTCTAACAGACTTCACCAAAACATACTACGACGTAAAAAATATTCCTATAAGAGGCATAATGTCTCATTGGAAAAATCAACATAGAGGATTGAAGATAATAGAATTCAATCCAACCGAACTATGTAATAGGACCTGTCATTTTTGTCCACGACATGATCCAAAAGTATAC